AAAATTTAATACAAACTATGCTATAATGGAATTTTTATGGTATTTATCTAGAAATAAAAGGGTAGATAATATTGGCAAGTGCGCAAGCATCTGGCTTAGGATACAAGATGGACAAAATGAAGTAGAGTCTAATTACGGAAGTTTTATTCTTGGAGAACAATGGAATTGGATTAAAAAAGAATTAGCAAAAGATAAAGACTCTAGGCGATGTACAATTGTAATAGGCCAACCATACCATAAAACTAAAAATTGGCATGATATTCCATGCACACAATATCTTCAAGTATTTATTCGAGATAATAAATTACACCTAGGCGTTAACATGCGAAGTAATGATATTATATTTGGTATGTGTAATGACATATTTAATTTTGCACTTTTTCAGCAACTCATGCTAAATGAACTAAAAGAAATATATCCAGAACTAGAGCTAGGCTCATACTACCATCAAGCAGGTAGTTTACATCTATATGATATGCATTATAATATGAGAGATAATATACTTATGGACGCATCTAAACAGGTTCGTACTAAATTAGTAGACGTAAAAAATAGTCAATGGATATTAAAACCTGAAATAACTATAGATTATATAGACAAAGAAAAAATATTTTTGCCACAAAAAAGTATGGAAAAGATAGAATTAGTAGACTTTACGAATAAACAAATAAAAAAGTTATTTATATGAAAAAGAAAGAATCAATATTAAAACAAGCTGATGATGTAGTAAACAACAGATCAGAAGAAAAAGAAAGACAGTATGGTCCGTTTAGTGAAGGTATGGAACGTGCTGCAAAAATAGCCAGTGGCATGACTGGAAAAGACTTTAATGCAGAAGATATGTATTCAGCTCTAGTAGCTTTAAAACTATCCAGGCATTCATATAACTATAGAGAAGACAATTTATTAGACTGTGTTGCCTATATTGGTGCACTAGATAACTATATCAAAGAGAGAAAATAATGAAAATATCAAAAATTAGAGACGTAAAAACCCCAACAAGGGCAAACCCAACAGACGCAGGTATAGATTTCTTTATACCAGAAGACCATGTATTTAGCTATTTAAAACCAGGAGCTTCAGTATTAATACCATCAGGCGTAAAAGTTAATTGTCCAGAAGGCTATGCACTTATAGCATTTAATAAATCAGGAGTAGCTGTTAAAAAGAATTTACATGTAGGTGCATGTGTAGTAGACCATGGCTATCAAGGAGAAATACATTTGAATTTAACAAATGTTGGTTCCCAAGACCAAACTCTAGAGGCTGGAGATAAGATAGTTCAGTTTGTATTACTACCTTTAGGTGACCCAACAGTAGAACTAGTAGAAGAAAATAATTTATATGAGTCAGTATCTTCAAGAGGTGAAGGCGGATTTGGTTCATCAGGAACAAAATAGAATATGTGGGAAGTAGAAATTAGTATACCAAAACATAAATGGGAAGTAATGTACCATACATTTGAAAAAATAGAAGACCTATCAAAAGAAATAAATTGGATTATGGGACAAGAAGACGACCTAGAAGAAAAGATACCTATTGATTTAATAGAAAAAATAAAAGTATATAAAATATGATAACACTAACAGACAAATTACAGGACAAAAATATAAAGGTTGGAATAGATGGATTATCTGGACCTATTTCAAAAAGAATATCTAATCATAATGGTGCATGGGCCCACAAAGTATTAAATCAGTGTATAAATGCCGGTTATACAAACGTTACAATTTTAGATAAAGGCGAAAAACTTAATAGTTATGACGCAATTATACTTTACATGGGTATAAGTTATGAGGGTACCCTTAATCTCTTTGGAGGTTTAGGTGACGACTTTTGTAAAAAGATGATTCAGCTAGAAAGTTTCCCCGGAATATTATTATCCCTACAACATGAAATGCCAGATCTTGTAGATATGGTTTCTAAAAGACTTAAAAATAGTTCTACTTCTCCTTTTGCAAAAATAATAGATTTAGAAGAATTACAAAAAGCTGTTGATAAAACGGAAAAATTCGATAGGGTAGAAAAGACTACAAAATTATGTTTTGGTGATAGTCATTCTTTTTCTATGTATCAACCTGGATATATGACCAGTAGAAATGATGGATTAACACTTTATTCTGTATTAAGAGACGGATTAAAAGATAAAATGATGGAAAAGTCTGGAATAAACACAGATGATTTAACGCATTTAACTTTTTATGCTGGAAACATAGATATAAGACACCATATCTGTAGAAGAGAAGATTGGCGTAAAGCTATGCAAGTAATGGTACTATACCTTGCAGACCAAATAAATTGTTTAGGTATAGAAAATGTAGAATTAGTGCATGCTATACCTATTGAAGATGAAAGTAGAAAATTACCTAAAACAGGATATTATAAAGATACACCATTTTATGGAACATGGGAGCAAAGATCTGAAGCAGTAAAAATATTTAATGAAACAATAGATTCAGTTTGTTATCAATGGGGTTGGACTGCCAAATCTTGGCCTAAAGAAATGTTGAATGAAAAACAACAATTATCATTTGATGCAATGGAAAAACCAAAAAGTGTACACGTCAGTAGAGAATTTTATAGGTGGGATATGGAAAACAATTGTGAAAATAAATATCACAAAAGTGAAGTTTTTTTATCTTAGCTTAGTATTTATTATGGGAAAATTAATAGTGAAATAATTTTACCAATTGAAAAATTTTTATTATATTATAACTAAATAACAATTAAAGAGGAATTAAAATGTCAAAAAAAATTAAAGTAGGAATTATAGGAACAGGAAACTGTGCAAAATCATTGGTAGAAGGGGTTCAATATTATGCTGAACATACCGATGCAAAAACTGGTGTAATGAAAACAGATATTGGTGGCTATTTAGCTGGTGATGTTGAATTTGTAATAGGGTTTGATATAGACGAACGTAAGGCTGGTTTACCTTTAGGTAAAGCATTACAACAAAAACCAAATTGTGCATGGAGTATTGTAGATACTATTGAATCTAAGGCTCCTGTATTTGAAGCACCTGTTATTGATGGTTATGCTGGTTTAATGGATAATTATCCTGAAGAAAATAGATTCTTAGTTTCTGAAAAGTTAAGAAATTCTACAGATATGAATAGAGTATCTTGGACCAACAAATTAGAAAGAAAATGGAAGGATAAAATTATTAAAGAATTAAAAGCAAGAAAAGTAGAAGTACTTGTTAATTATTTACCAGTAGGTTCCCAAAAGACAACAGAATTTTGGGCTGAAATTTGCCTAGAAACAGGTATTTCTTTTGTAAACTGTATTCCAGTATTTATTGCATCAGATCCTGCATGGGAACAAAGATTTATTGACGCAGGTATACCATTAATTGGCGATGATATGCGTTCTCAATTTGGCGCAAGTATTTTATCTCAAATGTTGCAAGAATTAGCTTTTGAAAGAGGTCATCACGTAAAAGCCCATATCCAAAGAAATGTTGGTGGTAACACAGACTTTTTAAATATGGAAGATAAAACTAGATTAGCTTCAAAAAAGATTTCTAAAGAAAACGTTATTAGAGCACAAAATGAAATTAGAAATATTTCTACTGATGATTCATTCCTACATGCAGGACCATCTGAGTATATTCATTTTTATGGAGACAATAAGGTTGCAAACTTTAGATTAGAGCTTGAAGGTTTTGGTGGTTCTCCAGTACTATTTGATGCCCAGTTAAGTGTGCAAGATAGTCCAAATTCTGCAGGAGTAGTAATAGATGCAATTAGATACTTAAAGGTTGCAAGAGAATTAGGAGTAGTTGGTGCATTAAGAGGTCCTTCTGCATTTACCCAAAAAACTCCACCAGATCAGATGATGTTTTCAGATGCTGTTTATGAATGTACTGAATTAGCTAATAGAAGGTTAACAAAGTCTACTTCAAAACAAATGAATAAAGCAAAATCATAATGAAAGTTATAAACGGATTCGATATTGACGGTGTACTAAACTTAGGTAATGGTAAATGCGGAATACACCCAGGTCCGAACGATGTAATAATTACTGGTAGAAGTTATGAAGAAGAACCTGAAACAAAAGCATTTTTACTTAGGAATGGAATAAATAACCACGTATATTTTAACCCATTAACATTTGACGAAAAATCTAGACAAAGCTCAGGCGAACATAAAGCCAGAACTTTAAAATTCTTAAAAAATGAAGAAAAAATAGAGGTAGAATTTTTCTATGAAGATGATGAAATTCAAAAGGCAGAAATAGAAAAAGGATGTGATTGGGTAAAGGTAATTCATGTCTGCCATGACTTTACACCTAAAGAAAACATGAGACATTGGGAAGAACTTAATGGATAATATTTTAATAAAACCTGGAAGCACAAAAGACCAATTACTAAGAAATAGTATTGATTGGGATATTTTAAAAGATTATGAATATTTTGTAAAAATGGTTAATAGAAGAACACTATTCCAAAAAGGAATAGTTGACTCGTATAATCCAACAGATCCAGCATTAGGTTTAGAGGTAGAATATTTTCACCCATCAATAACTGCTGATGATAGAATGGTTTATATCATGGAAAATATTGTTACTGTTCCAGGATTAAAATGGCAAAATGTTATAGGTAATACAATTATATCTCACTTTTATGGTGCTAGAGGTGTACACAATGTTTTAACTGGTATAGATGATAATAAAAAAGCCCATATAGATTTTATACTTCTTGGAAAAGAGCAACAACAATTCAAAGATACAGGTATAGTTGGTGAATATACTAAAAAACTTAGAAAAATAGCTGTATCTGCCAAGGAAAATAAACAAAGAATATGGGGTACAACTGAATTACATACAAGTATTCAAACAGCTGGAAGAAGGTTTGTTAATGAATGGTACTTAGGGAATGCAAGACACGATGACAAAGGAACATGGTCTAATGTATCTGAATGGATAGCATCTTGGACACACAGACCATCAGGATATAATCCTAAGAAAACAGTTATGACTGGTATGAGAGAATCTAAAGACCTTTACGAAGGATTCCTATATCTTACAGGTGAAAGCATGATTGGAGATTACTATGGATACCATTGTTCCACTTCAAATTCTGTAAACCCTAAATTAAACTTTAGCCATGATTCTAAATTTGTAGCTCCTGGACCAGGTGCATGTGAAACACTTGAATTAATGTTTCCAAATCTATCTAAAAAAGATGTACCTTTAGGTGAAAGAGTTGTTTGGATAAGAGAAAATCAAAAAGAAATTTTAGATATAGAGTTTCATAAAGAACTATGGAACCATACTACTGAAAATGGAATTAAAATATTTGAAGATGAACAAAATGAGTTAAAATCATATGGTACTGAAGTTAGCCTTTGCCAATATTCTGTTTATTGTAGGCTTAAAAGTAATCCTCACTTAATCAAAAAGAGAAAGGTTGCAAGAGTCACACCCAAAAAACAGGCACCAGAATTACTATTCGAAAAAATGGAAGAGGTTTTAGTAGGAGAAAGCTGTAAAGTAAAAATGATTAAAGAAGAAGAAACATCAGCTGAAATAGTCAATAAAATAAAAATAGCTAAGCCTAAAAAAATAACACTAAACCAAACTAATGTAGAGCTAATAACTAGAATAATGCATTTCCTTGGTGGTAGTGGTGTATCTCACCAACAAGTATTAAAAATTATACAAACAGAAGGTGGCCACGGATTAAGATTAGATAGCAATTGGAAAGAAAGCTGGGCAATAATGCAAGAAATGGTTAAAGCTAATCTTTTAGAAAAACAAGGTGCCTCTTATAATATAAAATAATATGTTTGAAATTAAAGATAGTAATATTGAAGGTCAAGGAGTATTTGCTTCTGAACAGATTAAGAAGAATTGTGTAATAGGACCTGCATACGAAATAACTGGAGAAGTCAATGGTAATTATATAGCAGGAGATATTACTATTCTAGGCTTAATGCATAATCACAGTAATACGCCTACAGCAAGACCTGAAATGTATGATAATACTATTTACTTTGAAGCTATAAACAATATAGAAGTAGGTGAAGAAATAACTTGCGATTATGGTGAATACAATAATATATTAAACATAGAAAAGCCAAAAAAAGATTGGTAGAATTGTTAATAACTTTTCTAAAATAATCACCTATAATTTTTTTATTTGAAATAAAATGATTATATTAACCTATATAAAAATTAAACTATGAGCACATTTAAGCTATCAAGAATTACGTCAAAATTTGACAGGGGTATATACAAAATATATCAATTTGGTTATGATGAAAATAACGAATTTGTAACAAAAGTAGACAATTTTAAAGACTACTTCTTTTACTCAGCAAAACATATAGATGATATACTAGACATCAAACAATTTGATTGTTCTGATACAACTGTATTTTCTTCACTATATGAAGAAGACGTATTTAAAGTACATTATACATCTATAAAGATGAGAAATGAAATATCAAAAAAATATCCAGGTAGAATATTTGAATGTGATAAAAGTCCTGAATTTAATTTTGTTTTAGACAAAGGTTTAGAATGGTCAGACTACAGAAATGTTATGTATTTTGATATTGAAACATGGTATGACCCAGAAAATCCAAGAGATAATATGCCTGAAAAGGCAAAACAGCCTATAACTTCATTGCAATGTTATTTACCAAATAAGGATAAATACTTTGTATTTGCATGGCACCCAGAACATACTAAAGACTATGAAGAACCAAAAATAGTAAACAAAGGTGAGTATGTTTATATGCTTTGCAAAGACGAAGAAAGCATGATACTAGGATTTATCAATATGCTAAACATGATGAAAGTAGACGTAATTAGCGGTTGGTATTCTGCTGGATATGATTTACCATACATTGTTAATAGGTGTAGGGTTCTTGGTTTACCATATGAAAATTTATCCCCAATAAAGGATGTCTATATTAGAAAACGTGGTGACTATTGGAAAGTAAACATCAAAGGCCTAGATCATATTGATATGATGGAAGGTGTAAAAGATATGGGTTATAATCTTCCAAACTATAAACTAGCAACTGCAGTAAAAGAAATAGTTGGAGAATCTGGATTAGATAAATTAACAGATGTAACTTGGAAAGATTGGAAAACAAACTTTAAAGGTTTTATAGAGTATGGTATTAGAGATGTTGAAATCTTAAAAGAAATAAATGATAAGATAAATATCTTCGGACTATATACAACAATTCAGCAAATTGCAAATTTAGATTCTTTAGGATTAGTATTTTATAAGTCAATGATTGTTGATAATTATATACTTAAAGAATTTCACAATAAACTTATTTTTCCAATGAGGCGTAATGGTAGAAAACAACAATACGCTGGAGCAATTGTGTTTAATCCAACTGAACCAGGAGCACATGATAACGTCACTGTTATGGATTATACATCTCTTTATCCAACAAGTATTATGTCTTTTAATCTTAGTCCAGAAACATTTATTGCTTCTGAAAAAGGTTGCAAACAAATAGGTATTGAAATAGAAGATGTAGTTCAACAATTAAAAGATGATGATATAAAATATGTTGATACAGGCAAACACGGAGATTTATTTGGCGAAAGATATTTATTTTATTCTCAAGAACATAAATTAGGATTACTTCCATATGTACTTAAAAAGTTGTTTCTAAAGAGAGTAGAAATAAATAGAGCCCTTAAAGCTGGAGAATATTCGGGTGATGAAAAAATTGCAATGGATAAAAGACAATGGGCATATAAGTTAATTTTAAACTCAGCGTATGGAGCAATGGGATTCAACTTCTTTAGATTATATAAACCTGAAGTAGCTGATGCTATTACATTTTTTGCAAGACAAGCCCTTAAATTTGCAGTATTAGAATTTCAAGGTTATGGCCACAAAACACTGTATGGAGATACAGATTCTATATTTGTAAAATCAGCAGGAGCAAATGAAGAACAAATGGTAAAAAAACTAGATGTATTTAATGAATCATTAAAAGAAAATCTAGTTAAAAAATATAACACAGGACTACAAGATGAATATATGTTAATGGATCTTAAGTTTGAATATGATATGGAAAAAATATATTTTGGTAATTCTAAGAAAAGATACTACGGTATAGTTAGAGATACAGGTAAAAAATATATTAGAGGTATGAATATTATTCGTAAAGATACTCCTGAATTTATGAAAGGAGCCTTAAATAAAATAGCTGAATTTGCAGTTAGAGAACAATTAACACTCAATCATGTTATAGCACTACGTAAAAAAATTGAATCTGTAGATTATAAGCTTATAGGTATATCAAAATCATTTACTAAAAAGTTTGAAGAATATATTAAAACTATGCCACAACATGTAAAGGCTTCGAAGTGGGCAAATAAAAGATTAGATATTGCAATTAATAATACTGATAATCCTTATTTGTTCTATATAAAAAGCAACTGTGAAGAAGATCTGAAACCCAGAGATAGGCAAACGGCAATATGCCTTAACGAAGAAGACTTAGGATTTATAGATAGTAGAAAAGATATATTTGAATTAGACTATGATAAGTTCTTTGAAAAACAAGTACTAGACCAACTAAAAGAATTTAAGTATATTGACAGTGTAAAGGTAATATTAGAAGAATATAAAGAAATAATAAAACAAGAAAAATTAGTAAAATTATAATTAGGATTATATTTATATTAGTAAAAAAACAGTTATGAACAAAAACAAAAATGGAGGTTATATTATGATTGAACCAATCAGAGGAAAAGTAGCAATTAAACAGTTAGACCCAGAAGAAATGTCTTCAGGCGGAGTTATCATGCCAGATATTTCACAAGAAGGTGTTAGTCAAGGAATAGTACAGGCAGTAGGTCCTGGAACTGCAGATGCAGGAGTATTTTTTGAACCACAATGTTCTATTGGGGATATAGTAGCATATCCTAAAAGAGGAGCTTATGCAATAGAAGTAGATGAAGATGAACTACTTGTTGTAAATGAGCGAGATTTATTTTGTATTATTAAAAAAGAGGAAAAATAGTTATGGCAAAAGATTTAGAATTTAATGACAAAGCCCGTTTAGAATTACTAAAGGGTGTAGAACAATTATCAGCAGCAGTTAAATCAACTCTTGGACCAAGAGGAAGAAATGTTGTTATAGAAAAAGAATACGGACAATACCACTCAACAAAGGATGGTGTAACTGTAGCAAAAGAAATAGACCTAGAACACCCACTACAAAATGCTGGTGCGCAAATTGTAAAAGAAGTAGCAAATCAAGTAAATGACGAAGCTGGAGACGGTACAACTACAGCAACTGTATTGGCTGCTGACATTTTAAAGCGAGGATTTAGAAGCATAGAATCAGGAGCACATCCAATTGAGTTAAAACGAGGAATGGATAAAGCCGTTAAAGGTATTGTAAGCTCATTAAGAAACATTAGCAAAGATGTTAGTACAGAAGACGATATTAAAAATGTAGCTACAATTAGTGCCAACAATGATGTTGAGGTTGGAGCTTTAATTTCTGAAGCAATAGAACAAGTTGGTAAAGAAGGTGTAGTTACTGTAGAAGAATCTCAAACAGGAGATACTAGATTAGAAATTGTAGAAGGTATGCAATTTGAAAGTAAATATCTTTCTCCATATTTTATCACAAACAATAATGAAATGCAGGTTGAATTAGAACATCCATGGATATTATTATATGATAAAAAAATTACTTCTATAAAAGAAATTGTAAAAGTATTAGAAGCATGTATTCAACAAGATAAGCCACTATTAATTATAGCTGAAGATGTAGATGGTGAAGCCTTAGCTGGACTTATTGTAAATAAAATGAGAGGAACTGCAAAGGTAGCAGCTGTTAAAGCTCCTGGTTTCGGTGATAGAAGAAATCAGAACCTAGAAGATATTGCAGCTTTAACAGGCGGAACGGTGGTATCTTATCATAAAGGTATGAGATTAGACAAAATTTCCCCGGAAGTTTTTGGCACTGCAGCTAGAATTACCATAAATAATAAATACACTACAATAGTAGATGGAGATGGAACAGCAGAAGCTATAGAAGAAAGGGTTAATGTTATAAAACATGATATTGATAATTCATCATCTAATTATGACAGAGAACAAAACCAAGAAAGATTAGGAAAGCTAGCTGGTGGAGTTGCATTACTTAGAATAGGTGCTGAATCTGAAATTGAAATGAAAGAAAAGAAAGATAGAGTAGAAGATGCTCTTAATGCAACTAGAGCAGCTTTAGATGAAGGTATTGTTCCAGGCGGTGGAATAGCTCTTATGAGATGTGTAGGTAACGAAGATACATTTGATAACCCAGACCAAGAAGCAGGTGCTCAAATTATTTATGGAGCTTGTCACGCACCATTTAAATCTATAATGGATAATGCAGGACTAAACTCAGATTTAATTTGGGATAAGGTATCTAATAGTGATAACAGTAATACAAATACAGGATATGATGCAAGAACTGAAAAGGTTGTAGATATGTTTGATTCTGGAATTATTGATCCAGCAAAGGTAACTCGTGTAGCATTAGAAAAAGCAGTATCTGTAGCTGGAACATTGCTAACAACTGAATGTGTAATAACAAATAAACCCGAAGACGCAGGAAAAGAAGCACCGATGGCTGGTGGCGGCTTTGGAATGATGTAAAGAGAATAAATATGAAAGTAGTAAAAGACAAACAAAATTCAAATGATCCAAAATTTAAAGAACAATTAGCTAAAAATTTAGAAGGATTAAAGTTAAACGATCTTGATGGTGTAACCTGTACAAACTGTGACAATCCAACATTTATTCAAGTATTTCTATTGAGAAAAATATCTGCAGTCCTATCACCAAGTGGTAAAGGAGGATTTTTACCTCTACCAGTTTTTCAATGTTCTAGTTGTGGTTTTATAAACGATGAACTAATGCCAAAGACTGATGTCTAAAGTAGAAGATTCAGTCTGTAAAAAAATTCTTGATAGAGCAAAAGTAGGTAAAGAAAAGTATGGCGTTACTATGGAACGAGACGACTTAAACTTTACACAGTGGATGACTCACCTACAAGAAGAACTAATGGACGCAATAGTGTACATAGAAAAAGTTATTAACAATAAAGATTCTGGTGAAAAATAATTCACCAGAATTTTTTTATATCGCGTAAATTGATTATATTACTATATGCAATTGAAAACACCATATGACTATGCCGTTAAGGCTAGAAAAATGGGTAAGAAAACAATATCTTACTCACAAATAAGTAAGTATTCTAATTGTCCACTTTCTTGGAAATTGGATAAAATAGATAAACATCAAAGATTTGAACCAAATATGTTTCTAGTATTTGGTACTGCTTTTCATGAAACCCTACAATACTATTTAGATACCATGTATAAAACAACAGCAACTGCCGCTGATAAACTTGATTTAGAACAGTTACTAAAGGATAATATGTCAAAAGATTATTCTGAAAGAGTTGCAGAAATGGATGGAAAACATTTCAGTAATCCAGAAGAAATGCAGGAATTTTATTCTGACGGCGCTGCTATATTACAATGGTTTAAGAAAAGAAGAGGTGAATACTTTTCAAAAAAATACACTGAATTAGTAGGTATTGAAATGCCAATATTTAGTCCTGTTGAATATAATGATAAGATAATGTTTATGGGCTTTATGGATTTAGTAATGAAAGAAGGTGATACTATTAAAATTATAGATATTAAAACTTCTTATATGGGTTGGAAAGATAAAAAGAAAAAGAAAGAAGGAAACCAACTTAGACTATATAAGAAATTCTTTTCTGAACAATATGATACAGATATAAAAAACATAGATGTTGAATACTTTATAGTAAAGCGTAAGGTATGGGAAGGCGGTGATTTTCCAGTAAAAAGAATACAAAAATACAACCCTTCTTCAGGCAAACCATCAATAAATAAGGTTGATAACTTACTAAAAGAGTTTGTAGAACATGTTTTTAATGATGATGGATCTTATAACAAAGACGCAGAATATCCAGCATATAAAAATGATTGTACGTATTGCCCATTTAAAAAAGAACACGACTTATGTCCACCTAAAAATAGAAAGATAAAGGAAATAGCATGAAAAGATTATCAGACTACGTAGGAAATACTCCACTTATTCCAATAAAAATAGAAGATAAAACTATTTGGGGTAAAGCTGAACTTATGAATCCAGGTGGTTCTGTAAAAGATAGAATGGCAACATTTATTCTTAACGACGCAGAAATGAGAGGTTTGATTAAGAAAGGAGATACTCTATGTGAAGCAACGTCTGGTAATACTGGAATATCCTTTGCTATGTTAGCAGCTGAAAGAGGGTATAAGATTTATATAATTATGCCTTCTAATATGTCAGAAGAGCGTAAGAAAATATTTAATTTTTATGGGGCTAGACTAATAGAAGTAGATGCTGGAGATTTTGACGGTGCAATAGCCCTTAGAGACAAAATGTGTAAGCAGAAAGGTTGGTTTAATTGTAATCAATTTCATAATCCACTAAATGCAGAAGCCCACTATAAATCAACTGGTCCTGAAATATATAATCAATATAAAGATGCAAATGGCGAACAATCTGTGCCTGATGTTTTAATACTTGGTACAGGAACAGGTGGAACTATAATGGGTACTGGTAAATTCTTAAAAGAAATGTGGCCAAAACTTAAAATTGTAGCAGTAGAACCAGCTGAATCTCCAGTAATGAGTGGTGGAGAACCTGGATTACATGGAATTCAGGGAATTGGAGACGGCAGTAAGTTCTTAGTAGATTTAGATTTTGTAGATGAAGTCGTAACAGTAAAAACTGAAGATGCAAAAAAATATGCTAGAGATTTATCACTTAAAGGAATATTTGTAGGTATAAGTGCAGGATCAAATGTACTTGCAGCAGAGAGATGGTTGAAAAATAATAATAAAAAAAATGCTATTACAATACTTTGTGATAGAGGAGAAAGATACTTTAGTTGCTTATGAAAATAGGAATAATAGGTAGTCGTCTATATGAAAATAAGCGTAAAATAAAAAAAACCATATTTGAATTAAAAAGAAAATTTGGAGAAGACCTAACAATTTTTAGTGGTGGAGACACTGAAGGTGCAGGTAAATACGTAAAAAAATATGCATTAGAATTAGGTTGTACTTATGTTGAAGTTAATCCGTCACATACACCCAAAAATTTATATTCTTATATGAGAAAGGAATGGTATGGTAAAGATTTCAATATGAAAAACTTTTTTGTTAGAAATAAAATTTTAGCAAAAAGTATTGATAAACTGATAGCATTTGTAGAAGATGGAGACAATGCAAATGGAACAGCCAGCACAGTTAAGTATGCTGTTGAATTTAATAAAAAAGTAATTGTGATAACTTAACTTTTTTATGTATATACATATATTTATATATACAAGGAGAATAAGTTATGGAAAAAATAAAGTTAACGTCAGTTAAGGTTGATAAAAACGAACAGCACAGATTTAAGAAAATTTGTCTGGAAAATGGAATGAATTTTCAAAAACTAGTAAATAGGGCATTATACCTCTATAACACAGATGAAAAATTCAAGAAAAAAATAAACGAAATAGAAATTTTAAGTAAACAGTTTTAAATATTAGGAGAAAAAGGTTATGGCAATAGAATTACCAAAGTTAAAACAGGTAGATTTTAATAAACCCAAAAAGAAAAAAATATTTTTACTTTCAGATGATATGAGATTACATTCTGGGGTAGGTACTATGAGTAAAGAATTAGTTTTTAATACTTGTGACAAATATGATTGGGTACAATTGGGAGGAGCAATAAAACATCCAGATCAAGGAAAACGATTTGATATGTCAGCTGACGTACAAAAAGAAACTGGAGTAAAAGATGCTTCAGTTACAGTTTATCCATGTGATGGATATGGAAACCCAGATTTAGTTAGACAACTAATAAAAGTAGAAAAACCAGATGCAATTATGCACTTCACAGATCCAAGATTTTGGGGCTGGCTATATAATATGGAGCATGAGGTTAGACAAGAAATGCCACTATTATATCTTAATATTTGGGATGATTTACCTTATCCACATTGGAATGAAAACTTCTATGAAACATGTGACCTTTTAATGGGTATATCAAAACAAACTGTAAACATAAATAGAAATGTTTGCCAAAGAAAACCAAGAACATCTTGGGACTTAACATATGTTCCACATGGTATTGATGATAGTAAATTCTATCCAATTGATGTTAACCATGCAGACTTTAGTAAAATGTTTGATTTTAAAACCCAACTATTTGGAACAGAAAATCATCCAGAATTTATTGCATTTTTTAATAGTAGAAACATACGAAGAAAAAACGTATCAGGTTTAATTTTATCATATAAATTATTCTGTGACAAACTACCCAAAGAAGAAGCAGCAAATTGTTGTTTACTTCTCCACACCGATAGGGTAGATCAAAATGGAACAGATTTACCTGCTGTAGTTAATGCATTGTGTCCAGATTATGCTGTAAAATTTACAGATAAGAAATTTCCTACAAACGAGCTTAATTATTTATACAATATATCTAATGTCACATGCCAACCATCTTCAGCTGAAGGTTTTGGTTTAAGTATTTGTGAATCTTTAATGACTGGAACCCCTATTATAGCAACATGTATTGGTGGTCTACAAGATCAAATGGGATTTAAAAAAGAAGATGGAAGCTATCTAACTGTAGACGACTATACCACTGATTTTCCAAGTAATAGTAATTTAAAATATACTGAACATGGAGAATGGGCGTTTCCTTTAAAGGCTAATTTATCTTTACAAGGGTCTCCTCCTACTCCTTATATCTATGATTCATCTCCAAATCTAGAACAATTAAGGGACAGGCTTAAAGAAGTATATGATCTAGGATATACAGAAACTAGTAGAAGAGGTTTATCCGGTAGAGAATATGTTATGACTAAAGAAATAGGTATGACAAGCAAACTAATGGGTGAAAATTTTATTGATAGCGTTGAAACAATGTGGAAACATTGGAAACCTAGAAAAAGATTTTCAGTTATAGATACAAAAGAATTAAATATAAAATATCCAGCTGGAACAATATTAGAATAGGGAAAATAGTTATGAAAAAGTTATTAGTATTACAGGGACCTGTTACATCAAGATCAGGTTATGGCGATCACACAAGAGATATACTTAAAAGTATAATTTCAATGCAAAAATTTGATATAAAAGTTATAGATATGAGATGGGGAGATTGTCCTCAAAATGGATTATCTAAAGATGAAGAATATTTACAAGGATACTTTTTTAATCCTCAACAAGGATTACCAAAGCGCCCTGATGTTTTTGTTCAAATATCAGTACCTAACGAATTCCAACCAGTTGGAGAATTTAATATAGGTATTACAGCTGGTATGGAAACAACAGCTGTTTCTGCTCCATGGATTGACGGAGCAAATAAAATGGATTTAATTCTTGTTCCTAGTGAGCACTCAAAACAAACCTTGCTAAGTTCAGTTTATGATAAACTAGATAAGGCAACAGGAAAGAAAGTTGCAGAATTAAGGGTTGAAAAACCCTGCAAGGTATTATTTGAAGGGGCTAATACAGATATATTCTTTAAAACAAATGATGAATCTGATTTATTAAAGGAGCAAATGTCAGCTATTAACGAAAACTTTTGTTTTCTATATGTAGGTCACTGGTTACAAGGTAATCCAGGACATGAAAGAAAAGATATTGCTGGATTAATTAAAACTTTCTGCCAAACCTTTAAGGACAACCCATCACGTACTAGACCAGCACTAATACTAAAAACTTCAGGAGCTACGTTTAGTGTTATTGATAGGGAACAATGTCTTGGAAAAATTAGAGAAATTACAAAACAATTTGGTGAAACTTGTCCTTCTGTTTATTTATTACATGGAGATATGACACCACAAGAATTGAATCAATTATATAATCATTCAAAAGTAAAAGCTCATGTTAGTTTTACACATGGAGAAGGATTTGGTAGACCATTACTAGAGGCTAGTATAAGTGGAAAACCTGTAATTGCACCAAATTGGTCAGGACACATTGACTTTTTAGCTCCTAATTCAATATTATTACCTGGAGATTTAAGAAAAGTACATCCTTCTGCAGTTTGGAAAGACGTAATTATTCCTGAATCTTCTTGGTACTATGTAAATTATGGATATGCTAGTAAAGTTTTTAAACAGGTATTTAAAAATTACAAGGATTATATACCAAATGCAAAAAAACAGGCAAAAATATCTAGAGAAATGTTTTCATTAACTAGTATGCAGGAACAATTTAAGAAAATTTTTAAAGAAGAAGTAATATTAAAAGAGGAAGTTAAAATATCTTTACCAAAATTAAATGTTGGAAATAAGATAACACTACCTAAATTAACAGCGGTGAAATAATATGGAAAAACAATACGATAATACTGAAATAAGTCCAATTACAAAAAAAGAATCTGTAATAGTAGAACTTTCTGAAGACGGAATAGAGTCTAGAATATGTATGGATACTGGATATACTACTCAGACAAAATATAAAATAGGTGATGATAAAGTTATATCTGAATATGAAGAATCTACATCACAATTAATAAGAGACCTAAAATTTGAAGATAAAGAATTAGGTCAATATTGGTATTTAACCACTGTGATGTTTACATCGGGAATGATATACCCAGAAGGAAGTAAAGACGATTGGGAATGGGTATACGCACCAATAATAAATATTCCTGATGATGAACAAAAACAATATCCAGTACCAGGAAAACCTGGAGAATATTACGAAACAAGACTAGGAGTAGACGTAGCAGAACGCTACAAATCTAGCCAATTTGCAGATGTTTGTAAAAGGGTTGGGGTAGCAAAAGACATAGAAGTATAGTAAAATGGGTCAAAATCATTTAGGTACACATAAAACAAAAATAATTCGTGGAAAAAGGGTATCACTTAGCACTGGTAATCTACAAAAAGGAATGATTGTTGAGGCAAGGTATAAGCCTAAAGGTAAGGGTGGTAAACCAGGTGCAATTAAAAAATATATGTTATTGATTTTGAATCCTAAATACAAGGGAAAAGCAAATGATAACATGGTACATGCTTTAACATTGAATAATTTTACTCCACAAATACTTAATCAACTTGCATCACAAATAGGATTATCTTATATACCAAAATATCAAAAAATGGTAGCTTTAGATATACCAAAAATGATAATGGATGAAAGCTCTCAAAGATTTTATTCATCACAATTAAAAAAGGATATAGGAAACAAGTACGGTTCAAGCTACAGAACAATGTTGATTAAATCTTTTAGTGGAATGGAGTTAGTAAATTATAATTTTGACAAATCAGTATTATTAAAATTCTTCCCAAAGGAAGATATAGAGGAATAAAATAGTTATGAAAATTAGTTATGCAATTACAGTATGTAATGAACACAAAGAAATAGAAAAATTATTAACATTTTTATTTGAACATAAAAGAAAAGAAGACCAAGTTGTAGTCCAAATGGATACAACTGCAACTGAAGATGTTTGGAGATTATGTGAACGATTTGAAGGTAGGCCAAGTCATGAATATAAACTTATATCTCATGAACTAAATAAGAACTTTGCAGCTCATAAAAATAATTTGAATAAAAATTGTGACGGTAATTGGATATTTGCTATTGACGCAGACGAAATTCCAAATGAATATCTTATAGAGGCTTTACCATTTATTCTAGAAACCAATCCAGATGTAGAAGCATACTGGGT